GTTCAATAATATATTAGCTAGCTATTTGCGCAAGATGGATGCAAACTGCGTATGTTATTTTAATGAATACTTTGAAGAGGAAGTTATAAATGAAAAAAACAAAATTTGTTCATATTTTAATTTTTCCGGTGCAGAGAGAAAAAATATAGATTTTGCATGTCTTTTCACATTTATGGATATGCGTAGATTGCAAGGTGATGTTGTTTATAATATTAGTATATATGATGAACTGTTTGACTCTTCGCTTGATGAGAAAGGTGTAGAGCTTGTTACGAACATTCTCAAAGAGCGTGTTACAAAATATGCTGAATGCGTTATGGTGATTAGTCATAGAAAAGAAAGTATACAACACGCAACAGGTGATATTATTTTTCTCGAAAAGAAAAATGGCATTACAAAAAAGATTGATTATAATCCATTTGTAGATAACTAACTGTAATTATGTTTAACACGTCTCCGTATGCAAATAGATTACCCATGGGTCTAAATCCCGCGATTGCAAAACCCAAAACACCTCAAATGCAAGAAGAGACAAAAGATAGGTACGTGCATTATAATGCCGATCACTCAGGTTGTGGTTTGTGGAGAATGAGCTGGCCAGCTCATATTTTAAACTTTCATAACAAAGCTGTGGTGACCGAATCGACCATTATGTATCTTGAACCGAGATGGTATAAGGGTGTAAAAGCTATAAGGTTGCAACGGCAAGCAACACCCGCGCAAAAATCATTCGTACAACATTTAAAGAGTATACAGCAAGAGTATGGTTTTAAACTAATTTACGAAGTAGATGATGTTATTTTTAAAGAAGAAATTCCCGATTATAACTCATTCAAATTTGCATTTGATAATGAAGAAATTAGACAAACATCTATCGATATCATTAATTTATGTGATGAAGTTTCTGTGACATGTGAATTCATGAGAGATTTATATCGTGAAAAAACTGGTAAAAATGAAATCACAGTTATACCAAATTTTGTGCCGAGATTTTGGATGGGCAATTATTTTAGCGAGCAGCGTGTAAGCAGAAACTTTGATAAGCACAAAAAGCGTCCTAGAATTTTATATGCTGGTTCGGGAGCACACTTTGATGTTCAGAACCGTGTAAATCAAAAAGATGATTTTGAGCACGTACTCAAAGCTGTAATAGATACGAGAAAAAAATATCAATGGGTGTTTGTTGGAGCATATCCAATGAGATTAAAGCCATACATCGATTCGCGTGAAATTGAATTTCACCCGTGGCAGAAATTATATGACTATCCTAAAAAAATTGCTGATTTAGAAGTCCAAATGTCAGTAGCGCCATTGCAGGTAAATAATTTTAATCGAGCAAAATCTGATTTAAAATATATCGAAGCATGCTGTTACGGTATACCGGTTGCATGTCAGCGTATGTGTACATACAAGGATGCAGATATTCAATTTGATACAGGAGAAGAGATGATACATTGTGTAGACGAAGAATTAAGTAGAGTAGGTAGGTATAAAAATCAAGCTATTCAACGCTACAAAGTAGCAGAAAATCGATTCTTAGAACACGACAAAAATATTGATTGTTATCTCGAGCTATATAACACACCTTATAATAGCCCTAATAGGAAAAATCTCTCACGATATAACAAATCAATTTGATTGAATAGATTTTAATCTCGTATAATATTAATACATGCAAAGCTATCGTAACGCATGTTATAATCCGAGAGAAGGTACTGTAGAAATATATACATGGTCTGACGACGGTCATCGTATTAGTTACACTACAAAATTTTCACCGTACGTTTTTATCGAAGATAGTAAAGGTAGTGAAACAAGCATATTCAATACAAAATTGCGACGCAAGTCATTTAATAATAGTTTTGAAAAAAACAAATATTTAAAAGAGACTGGTATCAAACGTGTGTATGAGAGCTTTGGTGCGGTGCAGCATTGTCTACTTGATACATATTGGAAAGAAAACGAACGTGAAGATTTTTCGAAATTTCCTTTGAAGATTTATTATATAGATATTGAAGCGGTCGCAGAAACATTTCCAGACCCAACTGTAGCGGATCACACGATAAATGTTATTACTATTTTTGATACGCAAGCTCAAAAATTTTATAGCTGGGGATTGCGACCATACATCGGTAAAGATCCAACTGTAAAATATTTTTATTGCGATTCTGAAGTTAAATTGTTAACTCAATTTATACAATTCTTCAAACAAGATCCATGTGATATTTTATCAGGGTGGAATTCAGCTAACTTTGATATTCCATATATCATCAATCGAATCAAGAAAGTGTTAGGTGATAGTGCTGTAAATGAACTATCACCTGTTAATCGAGTATACTTTCGAACGTTCATGGGGTCATTCGGTAAAGAACAGATCAACTATCATATTGATGGTATATCATGTGTTGATTATCTTGATATTTATAAACGGTTTTCATTCACAAATCGAGAAAGCTATAAGTTAGATTTCATCGGTGAGTTAGAGTTAAGCGAAAAGAAAGTAGATTATGGTGATAGAGATCTTTACACGTTAATGAAAGAAGATTGGGATTTGTTTGTAGATTATAATATTCAAGACGTTAAATTGTTAGTTAAACTTGAACAAAAGTTGCAATACATCGATTTGTTGAGAATGCTTGCATATGCGGGATTAACTACATTTGAAGGAGCGATGGGCACGTTGAGTGTTATTACCGGCGCAGCAGCAATTCGAGCTCGTCTCAAAGGACAGCGCATATCTACTTTCATACGAGGTGAAGACGACGGCAGTAAAAATCCTGGAGCTTATGTAGCGGAACCACTACCAGGTTTTCAAGAGAGCATAGTAAGTTTTGATGCTAATTCTCTATACCCAAACGTGATGATTAGTCTGAACATGTCGCCTGAAACCAAGATAGGTAAAATCATCGAAACGTCGGATGATAGCGTAACCATTAGACACGTTAATGGTCAAGTATTTACGCTAACAAAAGAAAAGTTTGCTAAATTTATACATAAAGAAGATATTGCAATTTCTCGCGCTAAAATTCTTTTCAGTCAAAAAAACAAAGGCATTATACCTGATCTTGTTGATTATTATTATCAAAAACGTAAAGAGATTCAAGCTGAGTTAAAGAAGTGTAAAAAGAAATTAATCAAGTTAAATCAAGATGAAGAATCTGAGATGAAATTGAAAATTACTCAATTAAACGCAAAGCAATTGAGTATAAAAATCTTCATTAACTCATGCTACGGATATTTTGGTAACAAACAAGCACCAATTGGTGACGATGATATTGCATCATCTATCACGTTAACAGGGCAAGCTGTCGTAAAGCAAGCTCGCGAAATCGCAAAGAAATACATTAGTGAGCAAACAGGAATTGTTGATGAAAAAATACTTAATACAGTTGCAATTTATCAGGATACAGATTCAGCTTATATTACACTAAAACACTTAAAGATAAAATTTGCTGAAAATGGTGTATTGACAAATGACGCATACAAGCATGCAGCTGATCTCGAAAAAAGACTCAATGATGATATTCATGTTTGGTCAAAACAAGCATTTAATTCAAAAGATTGTAGGTTTGTTTTCAAGCGTGAAGCGATGGCTGATACCGGGTTGTTCTTAGAAAAGAAACGCTATGTTATTCACGTGTTAGATGATGAAGGTATTGCATGTGATAAATGGAAATATACTGGGGTAGATGTAGTGAGAACGACCATGCCAAAAGCAGTTAAGCCGTACGTTAAACAGGTGATTGAAACCATGTTAACAACTAAGTCAACTGCTGCAACAAATGCAATCCTAAGTAAAGCTTATGATGTGTTTAAAGCTTTACCAATTGAAGATATATCTAGAACTTCAGGCATTAAAAAACTCGAGCATTATTCGAGCAAGTGTAATGAATTTAAAATTGCATTAGGAACTCCGATACACGTAAAAGCTGCATATTTTTATAATTTACTACTTGACAAATTAAACATAGCAAACAAATATGAAAAAATCATAAGTGGAGATAAAATTAAATATTTTTTCGTGCAGCAACCTAACAAATATGGTATATCATGCATTGGCTACAAATATAAATTTCCTGAAGAGTTTAAATCGCTGTTTATACCAGATCGAGAAATGCTGTTTGAAAAAATTGTATATGCGGCAATTGAAAGATTTTATACAGCTGTTAAATGGACACCCAGAAAGCCAAGCGAGCAGGTGCAATATGAG